TGGGCAACACCATCATTATGATCGGGCTTGTTGAGGCGGTCATGCGGCTTATTTGCCGCCGCTTCGACAGCTTGGTCGATGGGGACAATGCACTCCTGTTCGTCGAGGCGGAAGACCTACCTGCTCTCCAGGGGAAGTTTCCTGGGCTGGCATTACACCACTGCGGGCATGAGATTACGATTGAGCGACCTGTGCGGGCTTTGGAGGAGGTTAGGTTTGGGCAATCCGCACCAGTGCGTTTGCCTGGTGGTTTGCAATTGGTCAGAGACTGGCGGAAGGTAATCTCTCACGCCACGTCCAGTCACAGCCATATGCACCACTCGGCTGAGGTTGCTCCTTTCCTAGCGGGCATTGCCCTATGCGAGTACTCCCTCGCACAGGGCGTGCCCATCCTCGGGAAATACTTCTACCAGTTGTTCCTCGATTGTCAGGCGAGGACTGGTAAAGTCTCCAAGGCCCAACATTACCGCGACTACATGGCCATGGGTGTTGATGTTGGGTCAGTGCTCCGGCGAGAACCGGTCTGGGTGGAACCGACGGAATCCAGTAGACTCTCTTTTGAGAGTGCCTTTGACGTGTCGCCAGATTTACAGCTGGCAATTGAGCGGGCCTTGCCCCGCCTTGGCGGCACCACCATGCCGGGCGTACAGCCCGGAAGGCACCATGTCGACTGGACTGACGTCGCATTCTAAACTCCTCCGCTGCCTCTCCGTAGGGTAGAGACGGGATATCAGTGGGAAGTTGTGGATTGGTCTGGTCAAAACCCTGCTACGCATAGGAAGGCGTTGCGCGCAAGCACTGGGGGTTGTGATGGTGACACCTAACAACAGCATAAGGCCCCTGATGAGGGCAGCTGCTCTGTAGAAACAGTGGGGCCCATCACATCCACCTAAGAGGCGCCCGTGTGGAACCCGGCGGTTGCTCACAAACAATACAACCGGCGGCCACTCGTAGCGAGGTAGTTGATCGGTGTAGGTAGGTGCTGAGTGGTAGGTTGTTGAATATTCCGCGGGCTGCAGAAACCCGGTTGTATTCACATGTGGACCGTACCAATGTTAGGGC